TCGAGCATTAAATAACCTAAATAGAATATGGGATGAACTGTGATTGGTTATTGTGAAGATTGTCATTACAATCAATATCAGAAACTTATGTGGAAATGCAAATGGTGTGACATGATTGAGATACTTGAGAAGATTGAGGAGAAGCTATGAAGCAACTCTGCTCATGCTATGACATGAACTGGGGCCGTGTATCGGCGACCTGCTCTAATTGCGGTAGGAAGATTAATGGAGGGGCTTGAGGTCTGGTAGGGTTAGAAGTGCGAGATCAAGCGGTTGGTGTGCGTTTAAACGGGTGTTTTCAGCGTTTCCCAAGCAAACCCATGCCAACCTCTGCAACTTTCTCGGTTCCTTCTTTCTCCATTGATTTGGCCAAAATCGGCATCAGTTTAGATCCTAATGCTTGGACGTACCACGGTTGGCCTGATAACTCGGAAGCAATATTATGCATCATATTCATTTGAGAACCCTCATCAGAATTTTTCATTTCTTTAGCAACATTTCCCATTGCTCCAGACCAAAACTTTTGCAGGTTCTTTCTCGCTTGAGGCAACATGAATTCCTCAAAATCAACTAATGTTTGCTCTCTTATTCTCTTTACTATTACTTCTAATGCTAATAGTAACGTTTCATCTGATTCACTGTCTCTTAACCAGTTCTCGATTCTTCTCTGTGTTTTTAACGGTATCCAGAATGTATAAATCAAAAAGTAAAGACCAAAGCTTAAGATCCAAATGACGGCAAACGTTTCGTCTGTCATTTAAAATCCTAACTTCTTCTTTAACCATTTTGTGCTAACCGAAAATCCTTTTTGTAACATGCATGATTGAATCCATGCTATTCCGACAATGTAATAACTTCCATAAGGTAAATTCTCTTTAGCGTTCATTACACAATTTGCTAATGCTTTTTTGAAAGCAGGGTCATCAGGTAAAAAGTCGTCTACTGTTTCTACTACTGGTTCTACAATTTGGTCTTTAGCTTCATCTATAATATCCTCTGCTGATGGAACTTCTAAATCTTTAATCCATTCTATAACTTCCTGTAAAACGTCAAAAGTTTCATCTATGGTATGATAAAGAGAAGCTAAAACCACAGGTCTCGGAATATTTAGATCAATCGTTGGGATAGTTTCTGCTATGGCAATAAATTTAGCGGTTGCATCTGCTCTATTATCCCATCTACAAGCCCCTAACCACAATCCTCCAATAATAATAGGTTGCAGAACAGATACCATAGGAGGTATAATTCTATTCCACTTTATCCCCTTCAACAACTCCTCAAAATCTTTTTGATTCTCTGGGAATTTCATACTTTATAACCAGTTAGGATACAGGAAACAGCTCCATTGTTAGCTGACTGTGTAGCTTGAACCTTTACCTGTGAATTAGGAGGAATAATAAACTCAAACATTTTAGGTTGCTGACCTATATTAAAATCTACAATAACTAATTTCTCAATAAATAACCCAGTTCCATCTACATCTATTGTATATGATAAGACTTCACCAGCTCCCATGCTTGACCAATCGATACCGAGCATAATTCGTGTTAAGTAAAAAGAAGAGGGATTGTTATAGTCAAGGAGGGTTACAGCAGAAGAGGTGAGACTTTTAGATCCACTCCAGCCGTAAATATATCCCTCTTTAACTCTCCGAACTGATTGAGATGCTCCTAATACCATTAGTACACCCTACCAGTAAAACTTATTGAACCTATATAATTTGCATCATCATCGTTAGAGTCTGAAATTACTTCCACTACTGTTAAAGGAGGTATGATCAATGGTGAAACATTAGCACTTGGCATATCCTCCTCTGCGGAATCTGTTTTATCTACCAGAACTATATTATCATTTAGTTTAACTGTCATGGTAGCAATACGACCATTAGCAGGGGTAGCTAAATCTATCATACCAGCTAAACGAATCTTTCCAACAATATAATATTTACCTGTTGTAAAAAGAAGCCTTGTGGTAGAGGTTGTACTCGCCACAAAACTTCCAGAGTATGCATAACAGTGATCACCAAGTGTAACGAGACCCTTGTTAGGCCCGAGAAACGTGGCTAATTGCTTTTTGCTCATTCGAAATACAGAGTAACACTACCAGATGAAGCGGACGCACTTCCTCCAGAAGCAAACTGTATAGCGATTTGTAAATCTATGTTATTAACACCGGATATGCCAAAAGCAACAGGGACAGACTGGAAACCTACACAAGCTCCAGCATCGGCAGTATCTCCAGCAACTCCCATAATTGTTAAGTTTTGTTCTGACATATTTGAACCAAGCAAACGACAGGCGACTTGATAGCCTTTAGCGTTTGTAGTATCAAAAGCACAGTCAATCCTTGAGATCCGACTGGAACCTTGTGGCACTTGGATATTACCCAAGTTGCTACTGTTCATGTTATCCGTCAAAGAAAAATATTCCTTATCCGTTGGCGTTGCGTCAAATGTTCTCGTTATTGTTGTTACCATTTTATATTCTGAAGTATAGTTTACTTCCTCCGAGTTTTAGTTGTGGAAACTGCTTTCGTGCAAATGCTCCCAATAGAGCAATGCCTCCAGCAGTTACTAATGTTTTACGGCCTGAATCCGATGCGATCATACTAACTGCGTTACCGGATAAGGTAGAAAAGGCTTTACCGAGTTCCCCGTCAGTTACATCTTTTAGAACTCCGTCACCCATTACATCACCAATTGGTGTATCTATGGTTGCTCCTTTGTTTAGGTATGAGGCTATTGCGAGTCCACTGGCCATACCAGTCACAGATGGATGCGGGATACTTCTTTTCATTTTTGAATTACTCCTTTTGTTAGTGTATGCCCGTCTCGCAGTCTTTCGGACTTGGCCTTTTCGTGTAGAACGTTTCCTCGACATGGAAGCATCGTAGGAGGACTTCTTAATGAGTTTCCCATCACGGAAATACATGAACTTTCCTTTTTTGTTCTTTTTACGATAGACACCGACAGGCATAATCAATTAACCTTTAATCCATTATATAACCTTATTGCTAATACAGAAAATATATATAGGCTACATGCTATGTAGATATATGGAAGCATCAAAGAAAGAATTTGTAAAGCCTGACGTTTCTTCTCCTTTGAAGAAGCGTGACTCCTACCTACGGGTTAGTGAGGATGAACCTCTACTGGTTACAGTTGATCACGTAGAGAAAGTAAATATCTCCACAGATGGGGGTATAAAAGAAGGTGTGAGAGTTACATGCCGTGAAGTGATAACTAAAAGAGACGGAGATGAGTTTACATTTCATGCAGAACAGGAATCTAAAATAAAAGAATCCTACTCTACCTCTACATTTTATCTATTGAAAGACTTTCAGTCTGCGAGTCACTGGCCTAAAGAAGGGATCTTCTACTGGGTCTGGAAAGCATCTGACGGGCTACGATGGGAGGAAGCGTGAACTGTAAACAATGCGGAAGGCGTGAAGCTGAAAAGAAAAAGTCTATCTGTGAAGTATGCCGTCTAACTAATGTCCATCAGGAAACATTGAGTCGAGCATTAAATAACCTAAATAGAATATGGGATGAACTGTGATTGGTTATTGTGAAGATTGTCATTACAATCAATATCAGAAACTTATGTGGAAATGCAAATGGTGTGACATGATTGAGATACTTGAGAAGATTGAGGAGAAG